AGATGATGGAAAGGGTAAAGCAGTTAATGACTGATCATATTGAAATAAGAAGGCGATACCCAAATAATTTACCAAATCATGTCAAGACTAATGTATCTACATATTACAACAATAGTTTCACTAACACTGATGTTAAAAACATACCAAAAAATAAGCGTGTATACATCACCAAGGACCTTGTTAATGGTAAAGTAAAACACGTTTATAATCAAGATGGTATTATTAAGTTACTCACGCTCGGACGAGGTCGACAATTCGCGGCTAAAAGCCCTATTTCACGTAGAAAATTTGACATTAAGAATGTCATCCCTTTTACCTAGGAGGATTCACTCATGCGTCGATGATAACCATGGGTGGTTCATCCTCGTAGCCATAGTAGTGGATGGAGATTCCATACAAGTTCATCATGCGGGGATACAACTCCTGATTGATGAACATTTTCCAGTGAGGCAAAGTCGTCAAAAAATATTCACACCTATCTTCCCCAAATCCACGTTCGTAAAGAAAGTCTTCATATCGTATAGTCTTCATCTCAGAAGTGATACTTATTGGTAAGACACATGTCTTCATCTCTTGAGCTTTTAAGACATCGATGATATAGTATCCATGTGCGTCACAAATAAAATTGATTTTCATTTCGGGGTATCCCTTGATATAGGCTTCAAAGTCAGAATTACTGGGGAGGGTGGTGAAGACGCTCCATTTTTCACACCCACTATTTGGGCGCGAGAAGATACCCGGGTGGGTGTGATAGGTGAACATTGAATTTGAATACCATTCGGGTTCTAGAACACTACTATCTATACGAGCTCTTTCTTTTGATGTTACTTTGGTGAAACCTTTATAGGTATACGTATCATCAAAAATTAATTTTCCCCCATACTCCCATTTTTGTTTCGTTGATATCTTACTAATCTTTTTTAGGTCTTTCACGAGTCGGGTAGGGAGTTGGATGAGATGGAAACTCATACTTATAGAGTATATTAAAGTATACACCAAATGATCGAAGACTTGGCTCGAGAGATATATTCTGACCTGGGTCCGGGGTACAGTGAGAGAGTATATCACAACGCAATGGAAGTTTTACTACGGGAGAGGGGGATACCCTATGAATCGGAACGTGTGGTGTTGATTAAGTTTAAAGGTCACGTGATTGGAAATTTGAGGATAGATATGATCATTGACAATACTACAATTCTAGAATTCAAAATCATCAAGTCTCTAAATGAAGCGGCGGAGTTGCAGGGTAAAAATTATCTTCATCTGACAGGTCTGAAGACTGCGTATCTGATAAATTATCCACCGTGTCGGGATCGGGAGGTTGAGGTCCGGAAGATTGAAGTAGGACCATTAGGGGAAGAACCCGTGCCATACACTGATAAAACCGAAGAGATTCTTGATACTGAGCCCCTGGATCTAGGACAGCTCCCCGAAGAAGTTCTTGCGCTCTCTCTAGAAGACCCCGAGCCTCTTCGAGACAATGCTGCGCATCTGGATTGTCTAAATTAACGTCGTCTAAGTACGGTAGGACGTGGGTCTCCAGTTCGTAAAGTGCTTGCTCCATATTTATTATAAATCAATGACTCCTTATACTTAAGTATCGTAATTTCTTGGAGTGCCGGGGTGCCACCATTTGGTGGCTTTTTACAATAAATTTTACAATTACAACAGTCCCTCCTATTTAGAAGTTGTCTCTTGTTTGCATAACACCTCAGTGGTAAATTGATGTCTTTTGCAAAGTAACGCACCAGTCTATCTATGAATATCATCTAAACTAGTTGCTATGGTAATCTTTATATCGTTGCTATATATTCCCACCTGAGATCATTACAAATCTTTTTCCATATGATATCTTGTTGGTACAACTTTTCCTTGGATTTTAGGAGAGGGAAGTATTGAAGATAATCATCTTCACCTAGGAGTTCACAGAATTTATAGAGGACATATGAATAACTGAGGAAGTTTTTCCTCTCCGTCGGACAGTTCTTATCGAAGGGTTTCTGTATATCTTTGAACATCATACGAAGGCGTTCTTCTAGTTCTTGTGGCATATTTGGTGGTTGGATTCCATTAAGTATGTTAGTGATATACGGTACGTGTTCATAGTACTTGTTCAACCGAAGTTTTTTTAAAAGTCCTCGAATCTTCGCGTGTGTGATATCTTCGAGGTTTTTTATTTTTATCTTCTTCAACTCTGATCTCAATTGTCCTATAACTTCGTCGGGAATACACGTCATTTCTTGTGCTTGAAATTGTGATATCCATTCGTTGAAATGATTTTCCCGTTTGTATGAATAATTTATAATTTTCTCGGTCGACTCTTGTTCTTCTTTGTATGTCAATTCTGAACTTATAATGGAGGCAATGATTTTACCACACGATTCACATACCATGTCACTAGTATCGTAACAATTTATTATGTTACTGTCTGGGCACGTCTTACAGGTATCTATAAGTTTCACTATGGGTCTATTTATATTTTGTTTTTCAACGTTTATTAGATAATCTGTGAAAATATCTTTTCGTTTGAGGCCGACAGTTTCCTTAACGTTAAAAATATTATCAGTGTTTATTTCTTCATCATTTTCAACAGAGTGTTGTTTCATGTAAGGCATACATTTAAACATATATTCAGTCATTTCATGTTCATACCTTTTTTTATTGGAAGGATCTTTCTCTATAAGTTCAGACCATTCTTCTAACTTGTTGTTATATCTACTTAAAAAGTTTCCTTCCATTATATAAAGAAATGTTGTTTAAACTTTTAAGTATCATTTTTCATTTTTTCAGAAAACTTACAACATACCCAGATTATCATATAGTTTCAGAAGAACTTGAATACGAAGTTGAAGATACTATGAAATATCAGGTTGAAGATGATTTTTGGAGGATGGAGAGTAAAAGTTGGGATGGCATTTTGAGGGAATATTGTGTGGATGTGACTGGTAAAAAGTTTAGGAACACCACCATTCCCCAGAATGTAAAATATGTCATCATCCGTACAACATATTCATTTAATGGACATTTATATAAATCCATTTCCAACGACATCAATTTTAAACCCGGGAAAAATGATGAAAGTCGTATGTATTTTAATATCCCTTTGAGTAGCGTTTATTTAGTTGACCATGATGATAAACCAGTGAGAAACATTACTGAAAAGGTGAAACGATACATTGGACCGAGAAACGACTTTCATAAACAAAAAGTATCGCTATACCATTTTCTATATTATGATGTAGAAACTTTGAGGGAGAGATTTCCAAAAATAAAAATTGTAAATAGTTTGGATATGAAGAAAACTATATCTACATTGGACAGTTTTACAACTGATCTTCGGATACCTTAGTTGCCAGGTAAAATTTAAGTTCCCCCAAGTTTGCTACATTGTATTTTAAAATTAAAAACCTATTTCCATTTTCTTGAATAATTTGGACAGATGAACACATACTCGTTGCCTTTGTAAAGATGTTCATATACCTCAGACTATACAACCCCGTTATATCCGGACTCTGTTCCTGACAATCGATCGTCGTTTCCTGGTTTGCAAAATCTCCCTCACAATTGAAAGATATTTTCATTCCATGTCTTCGAATCTGAATTTCCGATCCAATATTTGACATGTCCCTACACAATCTTTGTAAATCTACGGATGGGAGGGTGGTCACGGTAGTCATAGTCACATCTGGTACCTCAATCTTACTTTCATTGATATCAAGGAGTTTGAGTTGAAATTTTGTATTGGTTTTTTTCGACTCACTCATAATTTCGATGTCCATATATTCCTTTGAAATGATTTCTATTTTAAGGACATCATTATTTGTAATAGTTTTTAAAAGTTTGAATGTATTTGAAATATTTATTCCCGCTATAATTTCATCTTGGTCGCAATGATATTCTTCAAAGTTATCGGCTGATAGAAACATGTCTATGAGTGACGTCCTCGCTGTATCTAAAGTTACAATAAACATCCCTTCGGGTTTAAAGTAGATATTCACATCATTCAATATATCCTTTAAAACTTCGAATGTTGATTTAAAAGCTGTAGCTTGGATTGTTACAAGTTTCATATCTTGATGTATGGTGCATCACATCTTTAAATCTGTATATGGTTCACCCTTTGAGACATCGCGGCTTATTTTCTCTTCAAGTTCCTTCGTCATCGCCGGTTGCAAGGATTTACCATATTCGTCTAATGTAAACATATCAGAATCACCTTTTCCATCTAATGTGGACATTGAACAAAAGCCTCCCCCAATATTTCCATTTGATATCTCTTTTGAAGGTAGCAGTGAATCCAGCCAATTTTTTATTTCGATACCTACCAGAATCTTACCATTTTTCGTCAGCATGGTCGGTACACGACTGATTTTATTTTTATAGTTTGGTGGAACACCTTGTGTATTTACATTGTGGTAATGGACCAACTGTTTCAATTGTTGATGTTTACTAATATATTCAATAATATCCATCGAATGTTTACACCTTGGACTGTATATCAGCAGAGACATATATTATATAGATTGTATTTTCTAAAAAAAAATTAACGCATAGTAGTAAAGATGAGATACATATACTTTGTCGCTTTGATTATACTACTCCTTTTCCTGATGCACAGACGGGAGACGTTCAGTCTTTCAGGCTACACTAAACCAGTTGGTCCAATTAAGTTTGATGACCCCAGACCAGATTTATCTGGTTACACTGAGGCCGAGGTAAATATCAATAATGATACGATCCAAGAATTTGTTCTTCAAACAAACAAGGAAATCTCGAAACGTACTGGTGTTTGTACCTATATAATAGAGACGACCTCTATCAAAAAATATTCCGGTGGTGAGGCGGACATCTACGAATGTATGTTTATGGTGGTGAAAAATAATGGTTTCGCCTTTGGGTTTTCCGTCACAGCCTACTTTGAATTAATGAACGGGAAGGCTAGCCTCAAGGCTCTTCGCTCTCAACCAGTTGGTATCCAGGCCCCTGATGATGTCACACCCTTCGTAGACGGTATGAGGGGTAAGGATTTCATCGAATATAACCTAGTCAGGGAAACTGCTATACCCACAAAGAGTGAGTTGGATTCAGTCAAAAATAATTTACAGTAAATGTAATGATAAGCATCGAAGATGTTTTGAAGATTGATGAAAAGAAAAAACAAATCAAGAAAGAAATTTACATGAAAATATACGAACAATTTTCAACCAAGATTAAACAGTCGGTAGAACTTGGACATAAACAACTTTTCATGACCATTCCCTACTTTTTAATAGGGTACCCGGTATTTGACAGGGCTGCAGCTGCGAAGTATATCGCCAGGCAATTTACACTGGGTGGATTTCAAGTTCAATTGGTGAGTGAATTTGATATATACGTAAACTGGATGACCCCAAAGAAGAAAAAGGAAAAGAAAGGTGCTACAGATGATGGAGATTTCCCAAACCTAATGAACCTCAAGAAGATGGCAAATCAGTACAGGCGGGGTGCGTAGGAAAAACTATTTTTAAAAAACCCCTTAATCATAAATGGACAACTTGAACGTTTTAGTCGAAGCTAAAAAAGAGTATTTGGGGCAGCTCTGTCTCATTATGTGCCCAGCTATGATTGAAGTTTTTCAGGATACATACAATGAAGCCGTCACCATGTCCAAGGGACGAAAAGTTTTGGTTATGTTCCAAAAGTTATTGAAGGAGGTACCAAACTGGTCCAATGCGATGTCTAAACAACATTCCGATAATATCGCAAATAGGTGTGCATGGTTCAACGACCTCTTAGCCGCGGTGTTTGTCGCGTGCACTAAGATTCTCTCTGCTGTCCGCCTCAAGGCTGACAACAAAAAGATTGCCCTCAAGTTACCCACCAACGAGGTTTTCATTCAGACGTGTTACAACAATGTCGCTAAAGATTTGTACAAAGATCCCTACATTTTCCACGAAGATCAGAGTGAATACACGAGGGATGAAATACTGACTTCACGCTTTTGTGCGTGTATCGAGACAACCGTCAAGGAACTCATCCCCGTTCAACAGATTCTCCAGACTTACATGTCCCAAGATTCTAGGGATATAAATCTGGGTGGTGAAATTGAGGATGGTCCAGATCCCGACGTGGTGGATGATTTTGAGGAGGAACCAGAGACCTTTGGGGGGGAGCCTCCAGTGGAACCAGAGTCCGAGATTGAGCCCCCGGTGGAACCGGAGTCCGAGATCGAGCCCCCAATGGAACCACCGTCCGATATCGAGCCCCCGATGACTGGTTTGGAAAATGAATTTAAGACCATTCCCACCGTCAAAGATCCCCAGGCCGAAGAAGACGATGAGGGTGTTCTATTCGGCGACGCACCAGAGCAACGTACAAAAAATCCCAGGTATAATTAAATGGAACTCTCTGATTACTTACGCGAACCTATGAGTGCCGCTTTAATTGCTGGCTGTATAACTGCTGGTTATATTCATGTCAAAGCTCAACTCAATAACGAGGGAAAGTTGGAACTTAACAAATACGCTAAACCCGCCGTCCTTAACGCGATTCTGGTGTTTTTCATCGTATCACAGGGTCTCGGTAAAAAAGAGGTCATTTCCAGTGACCCCTTCTAAACTTAAAGATTATAAACTCGTACTAAGAAAATGGCATCTGTTTCGGCATTCAACGATATGATGGGTCAATTTCTTGTGGAATTGCACAAGACTTTTCCAGATGAAAAGGGCATTAAGAAGATGTTAACTTCTTTCGATCTAATTAAGAGCACCAACCCGCGCATTATTGTGGATGGTTTCATGAAGGGTGTTTCTCCGTATTCCGATAAGATTTCCGCAAAGGATGAAACCTTCCTTTTGAAGGAGATTGATACAATCGACGTATTGAAGGATCTCAATATCAAGAGCTATTGGACCAAAATGTCTGAGAACACCAAGGACGTTACCTGGCAGTACCTCCAGACACTCTACATGCTTGGGACGACCATCACGTCTATTCCCGCAGACACCCTTTCTATGATTGAGGGTATCGCGAAGGATTGTGCGGACAAGATGCAAACGGGGGATGGTAACATTGACCAGGATGCCCTAATGAAAATGATGGGTGGTATGCTTGGTGGTCTTCCAAAAAAATAAACCTTAACATATATTAAATGAAGGCTTGGTTCGACAATCCTCAGCAACTCATTAACGCCGAAAAGGTTTTACAATTTTGGCCCACTAGGGAACAAACACCAGAGGAGAGGGTGAATGCCGCCTCTCGGTTCGTGATTTATGTGTGCTGTGTATTGTACCTCATTCGTCGTGATCCCCGAGTGTTCGTACTCGGGTTGGTGGTGTTGTCGGTGATTTATGTTTTATACACATCCAAGATGGTCAGAGAGAAATATGGGGGTGACACCAAACCCTCCAAATGTCAACATCCAACCCAAGACAACCCCATGGCAAATGTATTAATTACGGATTATACAGATGCCCCAAACCGCCTAGAAGCGTGTTATTATTCAAATGTGAAACCCAAGACGGGGGACCGTATCCCATATGATGGGGGGAGATCTCGCACCCCCATGCCCAAATATCAACGTAACGGGCTCGATCGCCAATTTATTTCGAACCCAGTTACAAAAATACCAGGTGACCAAACCGCGTTTGCTGAATGGTTGTATGGACCCAAGAATGGCCCCACCTGTCGGTCTGACACTAGATTATGTGATCCAAATGCGAGGGGGGTTCAGTTGGAGGCTTTCGCCGGGATAGGTAGTGACGGGGACATTCGAGGTCCCAGAGGTGGTAGCGCGTAGTTAGATTAAAATTCTCATGTAATAATAAATGGCATATCAGCTCCAACCTGGTCTTTCCATAGTTCAAAATGCGGGGGCCATCGCTCCAGTCAAGGCGACCGACGAAGTTTTTGTATACCCCCAGCCCAGTACTCTCAATTGCTCTGGTGGGGGGTGCCGCCCCAACACCATGTTGTATGGAACTGCCCCATACATGGCGGGTAAGGGATCACCAGCGCAGCACATAGATACAAGTGATCAACTTAGACCCCAAAGTACCTCCCGTTTTAACAAAACTATCGTCCAGACCTACGAACGTAAACTTTTCCCCCTCACCAACATGGACTGTAAGGTCCCTCTCCGAACTATGAGCTACGAACCCTCGAGCACGCGCGCGGAAGTTCAGAATGGTCTTTTCCAGCAAAGGTATTACGCCAATAAAAATATTAACAACAATTAAGAATGGCTGACCCTATATCCCTCATGGCTGTAGCCAGTCTCATATTTGCTGGGAGAACTTTGAGTAAACCCCACAAGACCGTAGTTGGTCCCTCTCCAGAAGTCGATGAAGCCCCGGTCATAGAGAATGATGATTTTTCACCCATGGCCCAGACACAACCCCGCTACGTAAAGGAAGAATTTTTAACTCGGACAGGTATTCCACACAAAAAGGAAATGGAGGCTTTTGGTGACGTCTCCGTTCAGCAGAGAAGTGGGGGACAGGAAATTCTAAACATGCGAAACCGTATGTATGACCAAGGTCGAATGAACAACCTCTCGCCGGTCGAGAAGCAATTGGTTGGTCCAGGTTTGGGGGTTGGTGCGGATGTTCCAGCGACTGGTGGATACCAGCAGTCGTTTAGGGTGAACCCCGTGAATGTTGGTGAGTACCGTTTAACATCTCTTCCAGGACGGGCGGGTCCAGCTAGGGACATCACGGGTGGTCGCTCCGCGGTCGTCGGGCAACTCACCCACAACAAACCCGAAACAACTGCACATTTACCATCTCGATTACCTGCCATGCCCGGACGCGCTCAGGGTATGTCGGGTGTTGTTCCCCGTAACGAACATGAAAGAACGAAACGAACAACGAACCGTTCGGAAACTGGTCTACGCAATGATGGGTTGGGCTTCAACGGTGCGAAGCGCTTTGTTCCAGCCCAGACAGCATCCCAAGATCCAACCCGATTTAGAACCGATCGTCACGACGAGCAGTATGGCTTCAACAATCAACCCGCACCGGGTATAAGTAGCTTCTACGGGGCGTACACAAACACCGCAGCCTCTAAGGTAACTGAGCGCACCAATGATGAACTCATGAAGTACGGATTCCGACCAGAAGATCGACGCGGGAAGGCGAATCGGATGGGTAACGCGGGTAGAATGAACGTCCGCGAAAGTGCTTTGAAGCAGGGTGGCCGTCTCACGGCGGTTCGGAGTGACACCACCCGTGTGGATGGGCGCATGAACGCGGCGAACGGTGGCTGGACCCAAAACTACCAACAAAAACCATTCCACCAGTTTAACGCTTACAAGGGTAACGCAAACCCCAACGCGAACTCTTTGGACATCGCAAAGGTACAACTCCAGCAGAACCCCCTCGCACATAGCATTTCCCAGTAAATTACCCACCCCCTAGACAAAAACAGTCATTAAAATTATATACCGTAATTTTAATGAAGGTTCATACTTTGGACATAGATAGTAGCGAAAGAGACATCACCGCGTACCCATACGCGAATAATTATACAATTAGGTTGGAAAATCCAATTTACGATGTTTCAGAAATATCCCTCATTTCGGCCAGAATTCCAACACCCCAACTCGCCACCTGTACAACCAACAAATCCTTTAGTGTAGATGGAAACGTCTACACACTGGACGAAACAAACTATGCGAACGGGTCATTGTTGGCTACAGACATAGATACGAAACTACAGGGTTCTAGTGTCGACACAGTCGTCTTCGATGCAGATACAAATAAACTGACTCTATCAAATTCAGCCGGAACCCACGAATTTACCCTTGGTTTTAGAACTGGGGTGAACGGTTATACCAGTAATAATACACCACTGACGACACCTCACCAGATTTTGGGATTTGGTTCGAATGATTACATCTCCTCTGGAAACAGTCTCACCTCAGGTTCAATCAATCTATCTGGTCCAAATTCACTTATACTGAAACTTTCTGCGGGATCGGAAGAATTCACAAAGACTGTGTATTCTTCATCCCCGTTCTATACGGGGCACATTCTCCTAAATGGTGGAGACTTTGTCAATGTACACGGTAGCGATGACCCCATAGTACACAATTTCCACAAAGGTTCTCAAAAACACATACAAGATATCAAACTTGAGTTTTTCTATACAAGTCACGGGCGCCTAATTCCCTACGATTTTATGAACCAAGATCACATCATTAAATTGAATATTAAATGTTCTACGGATAAACTTGAAAACCTGACTAAAATTGAAAATGATGCACCCGAAGAAATCAAGGTGGAACCCACT